AATTGAAGGGCAAAATAAAAACCCTAGAAGACAAACTTAGTAAACAGGAAAACTTTAAGAATAGAGTGATGTGGACTGTAGGTGTAGTGGTGGCTATAGCTGTTATATTACAATATTTAGCAAGTATTTATCATAATGTAAGACGAGCATGATGTTTATAAAAAAGAACTACTTATATTTAATCATAGGCATTCTAGTGCTTGTGATATTTTTACAGAGATGTGACACTGATAAACCTATCACACCTCGACCACCAACTGTAGAAATAGACACTGTATGGGTGAAACACGATAGTCTGATATATTCTAAGCCTAAAGTGATTACAGTTATCAAAGGGATTCCTGAGATACAATATGTACCAGATACATCTTATGCAAAGCTTGTTATACAATATAAAAGTTTAGTTGATCTGTGTACAGCAAAGAATGTATACTCAGATACATTGAAGATAGATTCTATTGGATATGTAAATGTTCTAGATACGATTTCAAAAAACAGAATACAAGGAAGAAGATTCAAGTATGATTTAAAGTATCCTGTAGTTACAAAGACCATCACTCTTCAAGCACCTCCTAAAACACAAGTGTATATAGGTGGAGGCTTACAAGGGAATCAGTATAACATAGTTAATCAGTTTAGTGCAGGACTATTGCTCAAGACTAAGAAAGATCAAATCTATGGAGTGTATACAGGAATGAACACAGATGGAAAAGTACAATATGGCTTACAAAGCTATTGGAAAATCAAATTAGGTAAGTGATGAAACTATTCAAATACATAGAACCATTATGGTTAGGAACCAACAATAAGATATCTATAAGAAGGATTTTATCGTTGGCTTTTTCTATTGATTTTGTAAGCAACATTTCTTTTGTTGTACATAAATGGGAAATAGGAAAATCATATTCTGATGTAGCTATGTTACTAGGACTAGAAGCTGCTCTTATAGCTGCTCTCCTATCACTCACCACATATTCAACTATGGTGGCAAATAAAAACTCAAACACAGAAATAGACTAATGGTAACAAGTGCACAAGCTTTAAAGAAATACGGAGACCCAACTAAAGAATCTAGTATGACATTATGGGATGTACCAAAAGAATTAGAAATTGGTGTACTCCCTAAGAGATTATATTGTAATAAAGATATGATCCTACCACTAACGAAAGCTTTTAAAAATCTCATATCTACAGGATGTGTTAAAGAATTAAAAACTTGGGATGGATGTTTCAATATAAGAAAGAAAAGAGGACTTGCATCAATGTCTTTACATTCATGGGGAATAGCTATTGATGTAAACGCTGCATGGAATGGATTAAACAAGGAGCCACAATTGAGTAAAGAGTTTGTTAATTGTTTTACATTAGCAGGATTTGATTGGGGAGGAACTTGGACAAGAAAAGATGGAATGCACTTCGAACTTGCATCCATATAGTGTTGCATTTTCAAATAATTTTATTATATTTGTAAAAAAAAAAAATAAAATTATGAAATGGTATCAAATTGAAAACACTAACTATGAAATATCAGAGACTGGTCAAGTTAGAAATTTAAAAACAAAAGAATTAAAGAAGTTACATTCAGGTGGAACATCAGTTTATTTATTAGTACAAATTTATATTTCTAATGGTAAACGAAAAAATTATTTAGTGCATAGACTGGTTGCTAAATATTTTGTAGATAATCCAGAGAACAAAAGTCAAGTTAATCACATTGACAAAAATAAATTAAATAACAATTTTTTAAATCTTGAATGGGTAACTCCAAAAGAGAATATGAAACATCATTATAAGAATGGTGGAGTTAAAAGAAATAATCAAACTTATAAGAATAAATTTGGTTCAGAGCATAACAGAAGTGTTAAAATAGAGAGTAATGGAATTGTGTACGAAGGTATATCAGATGCAAGTAGAAAATTAGGAATACCAATTTCAACTATTCATTATTCTTTAAGTAATAACAAATTAATGCGAAATGGAATGCATTTCCAATTGAAATCTATATAATGAGAAGATGTGATGATATATATGAAATAGTAACTGTTTACTATCCTACTAGCTGTGTTAATACAACTAGAACAACTACATCTACATCTACATCAACAAGTACATCAACTTCTACAAGCACAAGTACTTCCACTAGTACCAGTACAAGTACATCAACCTCTACATCAACAAGCAGTACAACTACAACAACAACTACAACATGTGAAAGACCTACAGGTTTAACTAATGGTAGATTAATTCCTGCTATTTATACTTTAACTGGTGGTTTGTGGTTTTTTATAGATACATCTGTTACAGATGCTTGTAACGCATTTAATTATTTTTATCCAACTAACTTGCAGAATATGTTTGCTCAGGATATTCAATATTCTTCATTAGCAATTAACCAATCATTATATGAAGAGTATAATACAACTGATTGTCAAAAAGTTATGGATGGATTTTGGTGGTTTCAACCAAATTCAAGTAATGTACCAAATTATTTTCATAGCACTAATCCAATAAACATTGTTACAACATTAAATGGAATTATTACAGCAATTGATGTTTGCGAACATGTTCCAACAACCACTACAACTACTAGTTCAACTAGTACTAGCACAAGTACATCCACTAGTACTAGCACATCTACAAGTAGTACTACAACAACTACTACTACTTTTTGTCCAACTTGCGTATCAGGTAGTGAGATAACAATTAATGGCCAAACATGGACTCGGTGTAACCTTAATATCAGCACTTATGTTAATGGAGATACTATACCACAAGCGACTACTGATGCAGATTGGATAGATAAGGGTATAAATGGAATAGGAGCTTGGTGTCATTATGATAATAATCCAGCCAATGATGCTATTTACGGAAAACTTTATAATTCGTATGCTGTTAATGACATTATTCATGGTGGAATTGCTCCAGCAGGTTATCGTGTTCCAACATTCACAGAATGGAATAATCTATTTACATATTTTGGTTCTACTGACCCATTGAAAGAAGCAGGTTTGTGTCATTGGCTAAGCCCTAATACAGGAACTAATAGTAGTGGTTTTACAGCACTTGGTGGTGGAAGAAGGGATAACGTAGATGGTAGTTTTGTTGATGTCAAAGAAGTTGGTAACTGGTGGACATATTCAAATAATCTCATAAGTAATACTTATGGTGCATCAATAACAAAAACTGGAAGTTTTATAATTGATTTGACAATAAACGGAAGAGGCTACTCAGTTAGATTAATTAAAGATTAAATAATATAATATAAAAAAATGGCATATTGTAATAATATATATAGTAGTGTAAAGTCTTATGTGTATAGTGAATGTGGTAATACTACTACTTCTACTAGTACATCTACTTCTACTAGTACATCTACATCAACTACTAGCACTTCTACTTCTACTAGTACATCTACATCAACTACTAGCACTTCTACTACATTACCTCTAACTACCACCACAACAACTAGATGTAGACCATTAGGCTTGATTACTGGAAATGTTGTTTCTGGTATGAAACCAATGACAGGCACAATCAGTTGGAATTGGAGAACTGTATCTGTTTCATATGCTTGTGAGGCATTTAATTATTTAAAAGATGTTTATATTCCAGGAGTTGGTGGCGGTGGCTCTGGAGGTAGTGTAATGCAATATTCTCAACTTCAGATAGGAGAAATTTTATATTTTTCCACTGGTACTGATTGTAATGTAATAGAAACTGGATATTATTGGTTTCAACCAAATACTATTAATAACCAGTTAGGCTATTTTTACAGTCTATCACAAATAAACATAGTAACAGTGGTAGATGGAATTATTACAGCAATTGATGTATGTGAATATGTTCCAGCAACAACCACTACAACAAGTAGTTCAACTAGTACTAGCACATCTACAAGTAGTACTACAACAACTACTACTACTTTTTGTCCAGATTGTATAGATTGTATAGATGATACTATAGTAATTGGCACACAAACATGGACTCTTTGTAATCTTAATGTTACAACATATGCAGATATAGCACAAACTCCAATACCACAAGCAACTAGTGATGCAGATTGGGTAAACAAAGGAGCAAGTGGAATAGGTGCTTGGTGTTATTATGAAGAGAACACTGCAAATGGTCCAATATATGGTAAGTTATATAACTGGTATGCTGTAAATGACTCTAGAGGATTAGCACCAGCTGGTTACCGCATACCTTCAGATGAAGACTGGACAACTCTAACTGACTATTTAGTTAGTGGAGGAATTCCTTCTGCAGGAGGAGCAATGAAAGAAACTTGTTTTTGTCATTGGCAAAGCCCTAACGCAGATGCAACTAATACCAGTGGTTTCACAGGTCTTCCAGGAGGGTCTCGTGACGTTTCTGGAGGATTCAACGGCATTAGTACCCTTGGTTTCTGGTGGAGTACGTCAGAACTTGATATTACATACGCTTCTTCACGAGGTTTATCTAATGCTGGTGGTTTTGTTATACCTCAATATAGTGTTAAAACGATAGGTTTTTCAGTAAGATTAATACAAGATTAAATAATACATAATGGCAAAACAAACCAACACAGTACAAAAGAGAGTGAAGATTAAAGTGAGCAGACCAGGTGTCCACGCTAAAACTAAAACATCACAGCTTAAATCATCAAAAAAGTATAAAAAACTTTATAGAGGACAGGGGAAATAATCTTTTTGATTATTTTAATTCACTAGTAATCATACATGTTTGCATAAATTATGATATTTTTGTAACTATAAAATAAACCAACTACATATGAAAGATTTAAAATTCATTCAAGCATGCCCAAGTGATGTATATTACACATGGCAAGTTCATTTATGGCTTGAGAGCTTAAGGAATATTGGACATAGTGATAAAGCTATATCTGTTATATTCACACCCAAGGGGAGAGAGAATAGAGACAAATGGAAACAGATAGAAGACCTCTATCCAGAATCAGAGTTTCATTATTATAATGATGAAGACAATTTAAATCAACTGTTAGGAATATACATTCCTGTACTAAGACCATATGTACTTTGGAAACATTTCAAAGCTAATCCAGAACTAAGTGAGAAAGCAATATTCTATTGTGACTCAGACATTCTCTTTACTAAAGATTTCAATGTAGATGACTTTACACAAGATGATGTTAACTACTTGTCAGACACAAACAGCTACATCAATGCTACATATTTTGATAGCAAATTAAGAGATGTTCTTCCAGAAAAACTAGAAGAATATAAAACAAGAGACATTCTTGGAGAAATAGCTAGTGTCATTGGTATAGATAGAGAGACTTGTGAAACTAACAATCTACACTCAGGAGGAGCACAATATCTATTAAAGAATGTAGATGGTGAGTTCTGGAGTAAGGTGATGAATGATTGCATTCTTATTAGAACTTATTTACAAACAGTGAATAGAGAGTTCTTTAAAGATGAGAACACAGGATATCAATCATGGTGTGCAGATATGTGGGCTGTTCTTTGGAACCTATGGTTTAGAGGACAAGAGACAAAGGTGATCCCTGAACTAGCTTTCACTTGGGCAACAGACCCAATATCTAAACTAGACAGTCACACAATCTTTCATAATGCAGGGATAACAGGAACATCAATGAATGGATATCCTTGTTTCTACAAAGGAAAGTATCATCAAGGAACTGATCCTACAAAAGATCCTCACTTAGATGATGTATTAAACAATATAGAATCACAGAAGTATTGCACATGGTTCTATGCAAACGAACTCAACAAAATAAAACAGAAATATACACTTAATTATTAATAACAAAAACAATTATCATGAGTAACAAGAGAGACCTTAAGGCCTATGTAAGATTCGATGGATCTGGCAGAATTGTAGCAGGAAGTTTAGTCCTAAGAAGAAGCAAACCAAAGGTGGGTAAATGGCAAGAGATAACAGCATATGAGTGCTGTAATCCTACTACAACAACAACAACAACAACCCCTGCACCTTAATATTTAAATTATGGCTTTAAAATCATTATTCCCAGAAGATATGATTAGTAAAGGAACTGGTAGCGAGCTCTCATTAGAGAGCATTGCTGCTAAGCTCACTTACTTTCATGAGCAATTACATTTGACTCATTGGCAAACAACTTCATACGCTGAACATCAAGCCACTGGAGCACTATATGATTATGTACATGATTTTAAAGATGGACTAATTGAAAAGATTATGGGATATACAGGTAAAAGACCTGGCCCATACAAAATTGAACCTCTTATAAACTGTACATCTGCTCAATGCGTATCTGATATTTTATCTTTTGCATCAGCTTTAAAAATGTATGGTGAGAAGAATAGCTTCCATGATGTATGCAATCTTGCAGATGCTTTATCTGGAGAAGCAGCTAAGACAAAATATCTATTAACACTGTCTTAAATGTTCGTAAACAAAAAACATTTTCCAAAACTGATGCAAGATAATGATGAAACATTTCTTGCACATTTGGAAGGTGTAATAAGCTCTGTTGATGAACTATGTAGTCTAGAGATAACAAAGTTATCAGATTCTTATAGATTCAGAATAGCAGCAAGTCTTCCTAAGTATAACAATATGCTTATAGAAGAAGTATTAAAGTTTTGTAACATGTTCAACATAAGAGTTGACATGAGTAAAAGCATCAAGACTAGTTCTGTAATAACATTTGAAATAAATTTGCAAGTGTAACAAATTCTTTCTACATTTGTTACAATTATAAATCAATTAAATATTTACATTATGGCAGAGTATAATCCTAATTCTAGGTATACATGGACTCCTGAAGACACATTTCAATTATCAGGACAAGAATTTGGTCTAATCCTTAATATGGTGAGATCTTATTTAGCATCAGAAGATGGCGCACGTTTTCAATTAATGACTCAAACTAACGAAGTTATTGAGAAAATCATGAAAGCTGGTGTTGAAGCTGATGTTATCAAAGAAGTCCTTGAGACTCCTACAGAAGCTCTAGAAGCTGAAGTGATGCAGTAAATCACAACATACCTGTTGGGTGACGAAAAACAGGTGTTTTCAAACAAAAGCACTTCTCTATGAGAATATACGAACCAAAGAATAGAATAGATGTTATAACACCTAAGGGAGAGGGGGTAATATGGTTAGTGACTGATTATGGTCATGAAACTGATACTATCTATACAATTATTATTAATACAACAGGTGAGATGTGGCAATACGCTCACAAAGATATAATCGTTAAACCCAATATAACATTCAAACGCTATGGCAAATAAAATGAAAAATGGTGGAAGTCTATCTGGACTTAAAGCCTCCAACAAAAGAGTTGGTCCTGTAGATCCTAAAGGAGCATTCACAAAGGTACAAAAGAAAACATTAGCTGGTGCTAAAGGAAAAGCTTCTCTTACTAAAGACAAACAACTTGGTGCTACAAAAATGGCTAAGTGTGGAATGAAAATGTCTAAGAAATAAGTTATGATTGTTACTTGTGATTTTTGTAAAAAAGAATATAAAACTTTTTTAAATTGGTATAATAGAGCAAAAACACACACATGTAGTAAAGAATGCGCTTGTGAATTAAAAAAGAAATTATCAATAAAGCAATGTACTTTTTGCAATAAAGATTATTATAAAGTCTCTCATCAAAAAGATTCTAAATTTTGCAGTAATTCATGTAAACAACAATCAAGTAAAAAGCAAATAACTTTAATTTGTGAACATTGTAATAAAAATTATTCTACAAACATAGCAAGAAAAAATACTTCTAGGTTTTGTTCTAAAAGTTGCTTAACAAAATACACAGGATTCTTAGCATCTTTAAGAGTAG